CGTATCCACAAACAGATTCGCCGTTCCGACCTCGAGGTTTGAACTGAACGTTTTTTCACCACCGATGGTCAAATCTCCACTCTCGAGGTTCGTAATCCTCGTCACATTCGACCCCAAATCAGTTTCGAGGGTCTCAATTCGGGTCACGTTCGACCCCAAATCCGTCTCGAGAGCCACAATTCGAGACACATTCGATGCAAAGTCACTCACATTAGAGGACTGTATCGCAGAGATCGCCGAACCGTCGCCGATGAAGTAGTCGGCATGAACATTCCCTACGACATCTAACTCGTAGGCTGGTACCGCTGTGCCAATACCCACATTCGAGGTAGACACATCCACAAAGAGGTTTGCGACCTCCCCAACTTGGAAATCGCCATCTATTTGCGCACCTCCACCAACGGATAGGGCTTGCGATGTTGTATTTTCTATGGTAACAGCTCCATAAATACTTGTATTAAGTGCGTTTGAAGTATCTGCAACAAGTTGAGTATCATCGGCACCAGACATAGTGTGGCATATCTTAAGACCAACCCCTTCATCATAAAAAACAGCCACATTGGAATCCCCATCCGCTCTTTTCATAATAATACCCGTATCACTCGTACCAGTACTTTCAGAGGCTAATAGAATAACTGGATCCTTTACAGCGAGATTTTGTGTATCTATCACCGTTATGTCACCATCAATAGTTATACCACTCGCGTGAATGTTACCGGTAACCGTAAGTTTATTCGCGCCTGTATCGTCTATATATACATTTGAGCCAATATCAAGTGTATGTACAGGGTTCGTGTTAGAAACACCAACTTTTCCAGGAAAAGTTTGAATGTTTGTTGACGCCATTAATATTAATATACAAAAGATTTTACATTGATTGCATCTACACTAATTGATTCTAATTTGCCATCTGGGGCTGATGACATGTATTCTACAAATAGGTCACACCCGTATGTAGATGAACCCACTGCACTCGGCTCTAATATCACCATGGTGGGTGTTGTATCAACTACGGAACTCCATGGTTTTGTATTTGTGTTTCCAAAGAGGGATTTTGAACCAACGGCAATGTCAAGTGATGATGTTGTACCATCCCTTGTCCCTCCCTGGGTATCAAATACAAGGGTGCTTACTTCTTCATTTCCGTGGAGTAATTGTGCGGTTACCTTTGCAAAAAATACGTTAGAGCTAAATGTGAGACCGACATTTGAAAATCCCACTGGTATGTTTACGTTACTATACGAGTATCTCTTACACGCGTATCCATCACTGTGTGTCACGATACCACCACTCGCAACGATACCCACGTCAGTATTTGTAAATTGTATGGTATTTGATGTAGTGTTACCTTCACCTGTGACTTCTTCAAGATTATAGGCCGTTGTAATTTCCACGGCTCCCAATGTTATCGTACTTCCAAATGAAGCATTCCCGGAGACAACAAGGACATTTGAACCATCGTCGTCAACATACAAGTTTGATGCCACACTTAAATCGTGATCGGGTGTAAGATTTGCAACTCCCAATTTATTTGTATAAACTTCATTGGACCAAGTATTTCCATTCACGTGCAACACATTCGATCCCACGTCGTCCACGTAGAGATTTGATCCCACATCAAGTGTGTGGATTGCGAGAGTGTTTGCGACGCCAACGTTACCCACAGTGACGAGACCTGTTGTGGCGTTTGTAAATTCAACTGTATTTGAAGATGTATTACCCGTTTGGGTGATATACTCGAGTGCGTACGCTGAACGAATGGCTATGGTATCGAGAGTGATTTGGTGTGCGAGAATGTTACCGTCGACCGTTAAAGTGTTTGAGCTATCATCATCTATCCACAAATTTGACCCAACGGAGAGATCGTGACCCGGGAGGGTATTTGCGATACCAACGGAACCACTTGTTACAAAGCTTGTCTCGGTGTTTGTAAATTGTACGGTATTGGATGTAGTATTACCATCGTCAGTCACTGATTGAAGAGACAGCGACGTAATTACACCGGTAAGTCGTGAACCGTCACCAACAAAATATGCAGCTTCAACATTACCGGTGGCTACAATACCAACATTGGAGTTCGTAAACTGAATAGTATTTGACGTGGTATTACCATTATTGGCAACATCTTCGAGGGTTGTAACGAGACCCGTAAGTTCCGAACCATCTCCCTTAAAGTAGGCAGCCTCTACGTTACCGGTGGCTATAATACCAACATCAGAGTTCGTAAACTGAATAGTATTTGACGTAGTATTACCATTATTGGCAACATCTTCGAGGGTTGTAATGAGACCCGTAAGTTCCGAACCATCCCCCTTAAAGTAGGCAGCCTCTACGTTACCGGTGGCTACAATACCAACATCAGAGTTCGTAAATTGAATAGTATTTGAAGTAGTGTTACCATTATTGGCAACATCTTCGAGAGTTGTGACGAGACCCGTAAGTTGTGAACCATCTCCAAAGAACTGTGTCGCATATACGTTACCCGTCACGTGGAGTACATTTGAACCTGTGTCATCTACGTACAAATTTGAACCAACCGAAAGATCGTGACCAGGTTCGGTGTTTGCTATACCTACCGAACCGGTGGTGACTAAGCTTGTTGTACCTCTAAATTCAACTGTATTTGAAGTTGTATTACCGTTAATTATAATTTCTTCGAAATCACTCGCCAAGTTTGACAAGAGTCCACCGTCACCAGAGAAAAAATTTGCATATACGGTATCTACGACAGTTATATTATTTTGCACAAAGATGTTATCTTGCACGTGGACGTTACCCAAAATGTCCAAATAGAACGCATTACTTAAATCCGGTAAAACGTGATCGTCGGTTATAGTATTTTGTGTGTAACCCATAGAAAATCTATCTTCATCCCCGTGGTGGATGAGTGCAATGTTGTGACCCGGGTGTTCTATGATAAGACCCGCATCTAGGTCGTGACTTGGATTATTATTGGCAATACCCAAAATGCGATCACTAATCACAAGGCTATTTGAAGAAATAGAAATGGAATTACCTGTAATATATAAATTACCGGTCACTTCGGTATCGGCATCAATAATGATACTTCCATTATCCTTACGTATAGGTGAATCTACCAAGTAGTTGTTTGCACCCACCATTGGTAAATAATCGATTGTGAGACCATCAATCGAAATATCACCACCCACTTCAACATTTCCAGTTGTCGTAAGACCTGTGAGGTTAATAGTGTTCGCCACTGTATTACCGGTATTTACAACTTGTTCGAGGGTTTGAAGTTTTGTGAGAAGGTCTTCGGGTGCAATCTTTTTCATATCATTATTGGTTTCGTTTACGTACACGTAATTGGGTGCCGAAGAAATGGGTGCATTTGGAATATCATTGGAACGACCCACACCCGTTACGAAAATAACACCATTACTCGGGTGTTCTCTAATACATATACCAACGTTTTGTATTTGATCACCCAGTCCATATGGTTTTGAGGACATGATATGACCCGCACCCACATTACTCACATACACCGTTTGACCCTCGGTATAACCAGTTGTATTTATACCATTAACTTTACCATACGCCACAGCGACACCTTCATCCCCGGGAGCCACATCTTCGTGTATGAGACCAATAGCCGGCATAGTCGCTGAGGAATCCGCCTTGGCCAAAGCAACATTTGCTACATTGTTATTGAATGAATCAACGATATAGACTGCATTACCTCTGTGAAGAGTTGAACCCGTAAGGTTGTGAATCTTGATAAAGTTGTGCAAGTTGAAATCATTCACCCAATTTGCACCGTCATACACGAGAAGATGGTCGGCTTGTGGATCAGTGACAATGACATTTGACAATTGATCCAACTTAACTTCAACATTTGACACTAAATCTGTTGTAAACGCCGTCGTTGGATTTGTAAATTGCACCGTATTTGAAGTTGTGTTACCCTTATCAGTCACAACTTGGAGTGTCACATTTGAAAGTGTGTTACCCGCACCAAAGTATTGAACTGCGTATACATTGGCATCCGCGAGAATATCACCCGCGACGTGAAGTTTTTTATCCGGGGTATCCGTACCAACACCCATATCACCCTCAGTGACCACCGCGATGTCTGGATTATTGAAAAACACCGTATTAGATGTTGAATTTCCGTATGAAGTAACCTGTTCAAGTGTCACGTTTGAAAGTGTGTTACCACTACCATAAAAGTAGGAAGCTGTAACATTTCCAGTTACATTCGCGTTTCTAGAAATAATAACATCCCTCGTGACATTTATATCTCTGGTGACGTCAACATTTGAGTTGGCGATTACGTCACCCGTAACAAACAATCGCTTTGAAACATAAGCATTTCCAGAAACACCCAATTGATTTGCTACACTTATATTCGAATTTGCAAATACATTACCGGTCACATTGAGATGCTTTGTGACATCAACATTCGCAGACGCAGTCAAGTCTTGGGTTACAGTGAGCTCCTTTGAAATGAAAGCGTTGCCACTCGTGTAAAGATCACCTTTTATGACAGCTTCATTTGAAACGACAATATTTGAATTTGCGAGGACATTCCCCGTGACAATTATATTTTTAGATACATTCAAATTGTTTGAAGCATAAACATTTCCCAAAATATCCAAATTTTTTGTCACACTAACATTCGAATTTGCAAATACATTCCCAGTGACGTTGAGATCCTTTGTAACATTTACATTCGATAACGCATCAATGTCTTCAGTCACCGTGAGTTTTTTATTTGCGGTAATATTTGATGCATAAATATCACGAACAACCGCCAAGTCCCTAGATACGACAACATTGGAGGACGCGAAGATATTTCTTGTTACATTCAAGTCTTTTGTAACATTTACATTTGAAGAAGCATTGACGTCGCCCGTAACATTCAATTGTTGGGACACATCCACATTCGAGGATGCGTACACATTTCCACTCACATTAAATTCCCTAGATACATCCACATTTGACGACGCGTACACGTTACCTGTGACATTGAGCTCCTTAGATACATCTACATTAGAGGAGGCGTACACGTTACCACTCACGTTAAGTTCCCCAGACACATCCACGTTTGAGGAGGCGTACACATTCCCACTCACGTTAAGTTCCTTAGATACATCGACATTTGAGGACGCGTATACATTACCACTCACACTAAGTTCCCTAGAAACATCTACATTTGACGATGCGTATACATTTCCAGAGACATTGAGCTCCTTGGATACATCCACATTTGAGGAGGCGTATATGATTCCAGCTACATCCAAATTTGATGATGCATACAAATTACCTGTAACATTCAATTCTGACAAGGCATTTAAATTTCCGGAAACATCCAAAACATTTGAAACTGAAACATTATTGACAAAAAGTTTTTCATCAATTTTTGCATCTCCATGGACAACCAAAACATTTGACGCAGTGTCGTCAACGTACAAGTTTGAACCAACGTCAAGGGTGTGTGTAGGTGAAGTGTTAGCGACACCGACATTTGCGTCTGTCACGATAGAACCATATACGTGCACTTTCACATTATTGTCGCTATTTGGTGTCAAGTAATGCTCGTATGCATTATTATCCGTGTACCCAATGAAAAACTCATCTTGAGCTTCTCTGTAACCCACACCCACATTAGATACCGCACTAGAACGTGTCATCACAAAACCCAAATCAAAACCCGCATCTGATTCATAGTTGTTTTTACCAAGTTCTACAATTGAATCATCAATGAGTAAATTTTGTTGAGTTGTAAGTGTTGTGTCTCCCAAAACTTCCAAGTTACCAACCACAAATAGGGTATCTGATACAAAAATATTACCCGTAACATCCACCACATTCGAACCGGTGTCATCAATGGAAACATTTGAACCAATGTCAAGTGTGTGGACGGGTGCGGTGTTTGCAATGCCCACGGAACCATATGTAACGAAACCCGCGGTCGTATTTTGAAACTCTACGGTATATGGTGTGGTATTACCTATGGCTGTCACATCTTCTAAAGATTTATTGACATTTTCACCAGAATCTACAATTTCTTTAGTCACTGTATTATATACTAGTGTGTTTGACAAAACACTTGAATCTTTCCGAATAGGTGACACATGAAACCCACTCACATTTGCGTCGAGTAGGTCTGAAGAGGCGTTAATGATGATGGAATTTATCGCCTGTTCATCTGGTGTGTATTTACCTATTCTGATCCTTTCGGATCTTTCAATAGTGTTTAGGTTCTTCACCATTTATATAATAAGTCATTTTATTTTAGCAAAGTTCGGTCCAACCAGTCTTTCTATATCCGACAAATGTATCCTTATCGGTGTCATAAACCATAAGACCTGGTTCGGGGTTTTTAATATTATCAATTTGTTCGGTCGTCATACGTGGCAACAATAATCCGCGCGTTGTTGAGTTGAGGGTGAGTATAGCAGATGGACTTGGAACGACTCCACCTATTGTAACAGAACCATTCCCATCTATAGTCATACTAGGTTCAAGTATTCCCTTGGGTCTCTTTGTTTTAAATACAAGACCACCAGCTTTACCTGTACTCAAACCATTATTAGCCTTTGTGTATGCATTTATTTGTGCGAGATCATTCAATTTAATTGCATCAACTTCACCAATCACAGATGTTATATCTGGGTCATTCTTAATAGTTAATCTAGAAGAGGCTTTGTCTGTACCTATACCAATATTACCAAATGTTGTGAGTGAAAGTTTTGGATTTTCAAATGTCACTGTACACACCGTATTGCTTTCACACGAAGTCACACTTTGAAGGGTTGGTGGCGGAGGTACATATTCTTCAAGTTCTGTGATGCGCTCGTCAAGTTTTGGTAACCCCTCCTTAATGACAAGGATATTCTCTTCTGCATCATGAATATTTGATACGAGAGATTCGAGAGGGCCAAAACGAAGTATCTGTTTGTCGAGATTTTCCAGGTGATCCGATGCATTTTTAATGGCGGTGTTTATACGTTTTGGAATGTTTGTGTTTAAATCATCAACAATCTTTTTCACGGATTTAAAGTCTTCTGTCTTCACGGTGCTTGACTCTATCTTACCGAGTCTTTGATCCAAGTTTGGAATTTTTACAAGTTTATCATTCACTGAAAAAATCGAATTTTCAATACTTTTAATTTTTGGAAAAACTTTTTCAAAGTTTTTAAACTTTTCTTCAAGTTCTGGTATTTTTGGAATTTCATTTTTAATATTGGTAACATTTTGGGTTATTTCAGAAATGTCCGGAATAGTTGGTTTCAAAGTTTTTAAATCTTTTTCAATGTTTTGAATCTTTTGAATTTTTTCATGAACATATGAATTATATTTTTCAAGTGATTCAATTCTACTATCATTTGGATTGAAGTTGGTCAAAGTATTTTCAACTAAAGTAATTCTTTCTTCCAATGGTTCAATGTTTGGAATTTTTTGAACACTTGTTTCTAAAACTTTTATAGTTGGTAAAACTTTTTCAATTTTTTCTATTCTTCCGAAACTTTCTTGAAGATCCTTCTCGAGCGCCACCCCCTCCAACTGTGTCCCGTCACCTTTGAATGTGGGTGCGATCACACTCGTGTGAGACATGATAGTCTTCTTAGATTGAATTGGACCATCGACATACGCCGCAGATAGATTGAGGGATGCACCATCCAAATCCTTTAATTGTTGAATAGAGATGTTTGAAAGAAGACCCCCATCGGCCCGTAATTCTTTTGTAACATTCAAATTTTCAAAAGTATCTCCGATTTCAAAATTAAATTGAACATTTGAGAGAAGACCTGCGTCACCTTCAAATATTTTGGCTTTGACAGTTCCATCTACGGATAAATCCTTGTTCAATGAGAGATGATTATCCTTTTCAGAGAACTTTATGTCAACATTTCCACCACTTCTGTGCATGACTATACCAACATCTTCCAAGTTGTGGGTGTTTCCCCTCGCGATGTCGAAAACGGGATTATCTATATAGTAATTATGAACCGTATTTGAATTCACAACATCGAGGTTTTCTACTTCCAATGAAGAAATCTTCAATTTTTGACCGCCGACGTCGATAATTTCTTTTGTAGTGGAATTGTACGCGAGTAAATTTGAGCAATTTGCATTCCTAATTGGTGTCACGTAAAATCCACTATGTTCAATGTTGTCAATCTTTGCATTCGATGCATTCAATACTATTGAGTTATGTGGTTGATCACACTCTGTGAACCTACCAAGACGCACCTTGTCTGTAGGTTGGGTCACACCAGTGGTTTTCACCATTTATATAATCCCTGATTTTAATTTGCGTATACAAGACCCGCCATACCATTTTCTAGTCTGAGGATATTGTAGTTTACGGCGTAAATTGTATCATTCAATACTTCAGTTTCACTGTGAATCTTTGCATTTTCTATGCGACTAAAATTCAACGAACCAGTTGGTTGATGAAGACTTGTTGTTAGGCAAAATGAGTGCATAAATATATCTGGAGATGTCACGTAATTTGTGTGATAATAGTGAGAAACATCCAAGAAATTTGGTCTTGCCCATTTATAATTTGAAAGATCGACGCCATTCACACTCAATTTGATTCTGTTCGTTTCCGATGCAAGTGGGCTACTACCACTATTATTCGCACTCGCAATAAATTTTACTGGATGGTTAAAATTGAGATTTTGTATATGATCATTTGAACCTATATTCTTTTGTACTTGGTAGATCAACATATCGTGTGTTCTTGAAGCAATATTACCACGTTCTTCATTATCAAGATAGTAATAATTTGAGTAACATTCCCAGTTGTAATTACCAGCGTTAGATCCCCAACGAATTCTCAACTCCACGTCGTGGTACTGAAGAGTAACCAATGGAATCGCCGACTGCGCACCTTCACAAAAGAAGAAACGAAGTGGGTAGAAAAAAGAGCTCGAAGTGCTACCCCCTGGGTGTGGTCCATTTGAACTCTTTGTGACATTTTGGGCCAACATATCGACCGCAATGTTTTCGCAAAACGTAGAATCTTGTTCGTCGATGACTTGTCCGCCAATTACGAGCTGCACACTTTCAATAAGACTTTCCCAGTTTGAGCTGTCCATGGCTTGAGCGCCGTTATCGATTGTGAAATATGTGTATCCCAATAGATCACCACTTCGTTCTATACGAATGGTCGAAAGAGAGTTATTTTTCACATGCCCATGTATAGTTTGTTTTTCAATGGATTGCGAAAAATTTGAATGTCTCTTAAATGTCGAGTTGAAGAATGATATCTCGGGATCACCAACAATATGTTCATCCTGAGCACCAATACATACCAATTGCACAATACCCGAAGACATTGTATACTACTTTAATATAAGAAAATTACAAGTTTGGTTTTCTACACACAAAACGAAGAACTAAAAAGTTATTAGCGGAAACGATTGGATTTTTAATGGTATTACCGTCTTGATCCCGGATTGTAACTCTAAAACGATCTATACGGTTAATTGGGTCGATATACTGTGTGACGATTGGATAATTATCCTTAAAAACAATGAGAGAATCACCAGCGGTATGCGAACTGTCATCAGTTACAAGACTCGCAAAAGAATTGCGAAGAATGGTCATAGATGACTGACCACCAAGGGTGTTTGATGCACGATCGGAAAAGTTAGAGTCCAACTCTTCAATGGATACGTAGCAGTGCTCAGTGGTTACATTTGAGTGAATGTGCGCCGCCAAAAGTCTAGCCTGGACAACATTGCGAAGGGGTTGTTCAAGGTAGCAAGTAAAAGTATTGGCGCTATCTTGACCAATTGAATCTATAGTGATAGTGTGATATTCATAGTTGAGATCGGGGATAGTCTCAGTGGGTGAAGTGATCAACGCCATTTATATTAGCTTAGATTAAAGATCCACCGATTCCTTCCTCGATACCGTAGCTCGCATAATCCTTGACGAGCTTTTGGGCACCACAGATACCACCTGGAGTCAAGCTCTTGGTGTATGGGCTGCCTTCTTTGGATTGACCAGGGGCGCATTCCAACTTGTGTTCGAGGTCGAAGATAGAGGCTTCGCTCTTGGCCGAAACGGCAATTGGTCTGGGTTGGTAGTTGCTTCTGGTAGCGGTGAGGACGAGGATGATCGCCATGAGAACAAGGATTAGCATGATAGCATTACGGTCAGCTCGGTTGAACTTGAACATTTATAGTATACATATATTTTTTCTAAAGTGCGTTAAAGGTAATTTAATAGTTTCCTTATAGAGAGTAGATGGACGAAGAAATAGTCATTGACCGAGGTGGTACGAGTGTTATGAAACTTGACGCTGACGAGCAGGCCCTGATGGATGAAATTGAAATTTCAACATCCCGTCCTCAGCCTGTACGCAGACCAGTCGACCCAAAAAGACACAGACCACAACCTCAACATCAAGAAGCTATGGATGCGTTTGTGAATCCAAATAAACAATCAGCCCCTGTACAAACACAACAAGATGAAGAAGTTGACTACGGTGAAGATGAACCAATGTTTTTCGATGACGACGAACCAATGGGTGGTGGAGGAGATGAACAAAGTGAAAGACCTTCCAAGGGATACACCTCTATCGACGAAGAGAAGACGGATCTTCTCAATAAGTTGGCTCGCCTAGAAAAGAAAGGTTTCAATGTGAATAAGCGTCTCAACGCCTATTCAAACATTGACGAATTGAGATCAGAGGTCAAGAGAATTACATACAGTATCGATGTCGAGCAGTCGATTCGATTTTCAAGGCGTATGTTGATCGCCTGTGTTACAGGCTTAGAATTCCTCAATAAGAGGTACAACCCATTCGAGATCCAACTCGAAGGTTGGTCTGAATCCGTGATGGAAAATGTAGACGACTACGACGGTGTCTTTGAAGAGTTGTATGTGAAGTACCGCTCCAAGGTCAGCGTTGCACCAGAAATCAAGCTCATCATGATGCTTGGTGGTTCTGCGATGATGTTCCACTTGACAAACAGTATGTTCAAGTCGGCTCTCCCAAATATGAACGATGTCATTAAACAAAATCCAGACCTCGTGAAGAATATGATGGCAGCGGTTCAGAACACAACTCGATCCCCTGATCAACCAGCGGTAGATGCTCCAGTTGGGGGTACAGGGCAATACGAAATGCAAGGACCAGGTGTTGACATTTCAAGTTTGATGGGTGGTATTATGATGCCACCTCCACCGCCAATGAACACCTCAATGGCTGCCGCGACCTCCCAACCGGCCATAGATGATGACGACGTGTCAGACATCGTGTCAATCTCTGGGGAGTCCACAGGAGGTGAAGTCAAGGAAGTGAATGTTGATGCCTCCAAGC